CTTCCACCACTTCTTGCGCCCAAGACTCATCAGGTGCCCAGATCATACCAGCTTCAAATAGCGGAGATATACTGTGTACCCTAGAAAGCTTGTCATTACCACGGCTTGGCGTGAAATTCACCACCGGAATGCCCAATTGACGCAATTCCTGAGTCAGAGGGGTCCCTGATGCCTTGGCTTCCACAATAACCGTCTCTGGTTCCCAAAATTTGTAGTGCTCTAGCGCAATTTCCTTCAGTTCAGGGAAGTCCCACCGCCCTTTCTTGGCATCCAACAAGATTAAATGCGCCGGACCACCAATTTCTTCGGGATAAAACACGCCCCAAGTGGTAATTGCACTGTAGTCAGCGGTTTCTCGCTTACTAAACGCCGTATCGTAGCTTTGAATCACGTACTGAAGGTTAGGAATCGTGTCTTTTTCCCAAACGTTCCACCATTCGCGCTTCAAAATGGCCAAAGTTTCGGAGGTAGGGTTCTGCTGGTACTGTGCGTTCCACTGATACGCCGGAATCGACGCTTTTACCGACTCCAACTCTTCCTTCTTCCAAAATTCGGGCCAACATGGTTCCCCAGACTCGAAAATTGCAGGTAATTCAAGGACTTCCCACTGATCTGCAAAGGGGTCCTTAGTCATTTGACGCACCAAATTGCCCGTCATGTCCTTTTCTGACCACCGAGTCTGCACCAAAACGATAGCACCACCCGGCTGGAGACGTTGTCGGGGACCCGCCGTGTACCACTCCCACGCATTCTCAAAACCACTTGCCGACATCGCCGTCTGCTCCGAGTGCGGATCGTCAATAATGATCAAATCACCACCACGTCCCGCCAAGTTCGAGCCGACACCCACCGCGTAGTACATACCACCCGACTTTGTGTCCCACCGGCCAGACGCCTTACTGTCCGCAGACAGCTTCGTATCGTCAAAAATCTCCTTGTACTCTTCCGTTTCCAGCAGGTTCTTGACCTTACGACCAAAGTTCACCGCCAGTTCGGTGGTGTGCGTCGCCTGAATGATCTTCATCGACGGGTTCCGTCCAATCATCCACGCCGGAAACAAGTAAGAAGCAAACTCACTCTTCGTATGACGCGGCGGCATGTTGATGATCAACCGCTTCAACTTCCCCGATGCAATCTGCTCCATCTTCTCCGCGATCAAATAATGATGCCGACCCGCAATAAATTCCGGCCACATAGACCGCACAAATGGTAAAAATTCAGCCTTACAAGTTTCTACCTTCTCCAATTGCTTCAAACGAAGCTGTAATCGAAGTTCCTGAATGTCCGCTTCTGTCTGAGTGTCAAGGTTCAAGGGGGACCCTATGCGTTTCAATGGTGGTGAGAAAATCTGCCCAGTTCACGGGCTTGGTGAACGTGCCGTGGGCCGCGACCCTTATGCCGTATTCAAAAACTTCTATCGCTTGGTCCGCGCGGTACAAATGCACCGTGTCATCCTTTTTAACCACGATCCACGAGCGAGCGCCCTTGTGCCGCGTCGCAAACGAAACCTGATGCGGACTGAGCAAAACCTTATTGCCCTTCGCTACTTTGAGTTCGATTAGGTGAAACTGGCTTTGTCGGTCGAGTAACAACAAGTCAGGTATGCCTTGCGTGCTGCTGTTCTCGATCCGCGTGCAAACCACATCAGTGCTGGATAGCCCCGTCTTGATCTGCCTCCAAAAGCTCGACTCTGTCTGGTTCGACATCGATCACCTTCTCGCCAAGCTGGCGTTTCAGTTCGTCCAAAGCCTTCTTGACCTCGGCTTTACTCATCTGATCAATCGATCCATGGCGGACCTCAGATTTGTTCACGTAAATATCGCCTTGGGCCAAGCCGCGCGCTTTCTCAGCCTGAACAGCAGCAGAGTATGCACCCGCCGCGATAGCCTCATCACGGATATGCTGCAAGTCGCGGATGTGTCGGGCGTAGCTCACTTCGTACTTTTCAGCAAGCTCGGCCCGTCGTGCCTTGAGTGCTTTTACGATGTGGGGTGATTTTCTAGGGTTGAGCATCTCGTAGGCCCGTGTATGCGCGCCGTTGATACTGAACCCCGCTTCGACGGCCAGATTTCGTAGCGTGTCCTGTCCCTCGCGTGTGGCGACCAGTTCGACAAACTTCAATTGCTTGCCGGTCAATCTCGTATCTTCAGAGAGCCTTGGTCTGCCCCGTGTCTCTACTTTTTTCTGCACTTCGGCCATGCGTCAAATCCCATAAAACCCGCTTAATTTTGCAAAATATAGCACTTTTTTTATTCAGTGAAAGCGATTTGTTTCAGAGCCGTACTGTTTGCGTGAAACCTGCTCTTACAGGCGCTGCCCGCCAGCGCGCGCGGCGCGCGGATCGTGCTCGAAGATCGGCGGCTTTTTGGCCGGTTTTAGCCTCAATTGCCCGGGGGACCCTAGACCACGGCGCGCGGAGCGCGGTGCTCGGACCGGCGGCGGCGGAGCGCGGAGCGCGGATCGATGCGCAGTTGCTGCGGTCCACGGTGCGCGGATTGTATGCGATATCTCGTTGACCAGGTGTAAAAGTCTCACGGCGCACGGCTCACGGTGCGCGGTACGTTTGGCAAGGGGATCGGGCGGCGGGGCGCGGCTTGTTTCACTTTTTAAAAAGACACAAAAAACCCCGCGCTCGGCGGGGTTGATCGGATCGGGTTAAACGATCAAACGTGAAAGGTAAAAGATCCGCCCTCGATCACTTCGCGGACTATGTCGCGGGTTCGGTCTTCGTCCGGTTCGCTAGAATGCTCGGCGACAGCGTCGGAGAAATTGTAGTGATCGGTCGGATCGTAATTGTCGAACTCGGTTTCGACTAGCGATTGCACGCGGTCTTCGATCAATCCGAACAACGCGCTGGCGAGTTGGTCTTCGCGGCTAGCAACGGTCGCCATGGCGGCGGCCATGTGATTTACCTTTAACGTTAGCTTTCGGATTTCAGCGGCGGCGGCTTTTATGTCCGCGCCGGTCGCGTCCATTCCGGCCTCGATCTGATCAGCGGCAAGGCGGTCCAAGTATTCCGCCATGGTTTCACGCGTGGCGGGTTGGTTTTGGTTTTCTATGTTCATCGTTCATTGCTCCAATATTGCGCCAGCGGTTAGTGGCGTTCGCGGAGTATAAGAGAATTCCCACAAATAAAAAACCCCGCACGATGGCGGGGTTGATCGGGTCGGGGGATCGGCTAAGTGTGCGCGTATCCGTCGCGCTCGATGCCGATGGTCATATGAGGCACGTTCGCCATGGCGCAGTCGTCGAAGTGTAGCGCGTAGCAATCGCGCGCTACCCAATCCACGAAGCCGACGCCTCTATATAAGGGGTGCTCGGTATCACGCACGTGGCGACAGAAAATGCGAACGAGGGCGCATTGCTGCTCGGTCGTGAACTGGGCTAGATGGTCGATAAATTGGGGCTTTTGGTTTTCCATTAGTCAAACCTCGAAATCTTTGAGTCGTAAGGGGTAGCTACGGCGACAATGCCATAGGGATATACGTAGCACGTCACGCTATTGTCGCGATCGTCGAGCGCGCGAAGTTTGAGCAGCGGCGGCAAGGGATCGTCCCCGTCACTATGGTAAACGCCATCCATATCCAAGGTGCCGGAGAATGGGTATTGATTAAATCCGCCCATTTGATAGCAGTCATCCATCACTTGCGCGGCTTCTTCTATCGTTCCGGCTTTTTCTTGGAGCACGGCTTCGGCAAAAAAATCAGGGATAATGCCGCACATTTCCTGCAATTCGTCACGGCTGAAGTCATAACTAGCGGTCGGGTCGAGTATCCATTGCAGCAAAAGCTTTGCAGGTCGAATTCTTATTACTGTTTCCATTTTCGTTTTTCCTATGTTGCGCCGGTATGGCGTGCGCTAAGTATAAGATTAATCCCATGCAAAAGAAAACCCCGCACGGTGGCGGGGTTATTGGAGCAAATGAGGGGACCGATCAGGCGGCTAGCGCGATGGTTTCCCATTGGTTACGCGGCAAATCTAAAACGGCGCGACCGTTCGAGTACCAATCATCGACCGAGTCCGCGTCAGCAGTGTGCGCGACGGCGGTAACAGCGTTAACAATGGTTGCCCGGCTTATGGGCTTGTTGGTGTAGCCCGGCTGCTGGATTGTTTGCATTAGACCGGCCAAGATATCCCCGCTGGATTTTTTCGGGAGGCTTAACACCTTGACGACGCTATCGACAACGGCGGCGGGATTCGACAGACCATTCTCGACAATGTCCCCGTGCGCGATCCGGAACATTTCGACGGCCTCGTCAAAACTATCGCGTGAAGTGTAGCCGGCGACAACGTCGCGCAGTTTCAATTGCAGCGCGTGATTGTCCGCGTCTTTTGCTTCGCTAGTCAGTAAAGACCAATCTTCGGTCCCGCGTGCGCTGGTGACGTGAGTGTGGCGGCTTTTCTTTTCACTACTGCAACCATTCAAACACCATAACGTCCAGACCATTTGCATAACCTCGACGCTACCCATGCCTACCTCGGAGTTGCGCAACATAATGCCGTTGGCCATGGCATCACCTATAGCAGGCTCGGCCACCTGATTCTCGGATTTCAGGCGCATATACAGGCGCGAGTCGGTAACGGTCCCGTTAACGATTTTCCAATTTGCTTCGCTTTCCATCAATTGCGGGAGCGCCGCTTGCACCAAATCGACGTTATCAAAAGTTTTAAACTTGTCGCTAACAATTGCACGCACTAGCGGCTGATCGCCGTCAAACGTGCGCAGCATTTTAGACTTGGGTTCATTGACCAAAATCTTGTTAATCAGGTTATCGAATTCCGGAGCATAATTGTCGTTATCGCGTAGCCGTCGAGCGGTCCGCACATCGATGTCGCAATTGCTTGCCAGTTGCTGGAATGCAATTTCATTGGTTGTAAATTGCTGGGTCGGCATGCCGCCGTTGGCCTCCAGAACGATGTTGGTGTTCCCGTCGCGGGTTTGCACCTGTAACTGATTGGTCGGCGCAATGTAGTCGGCTTTCCGGCTGGCCTGCTCACTGATCTGTCGCAAGATGTTTTCCAGCGTTCCGTTCGCGTTTTCTAAAGTCGTGTTTAACATAGTCACTTTTTCCAATTGTGGGCTGCGGCGCGCCCGAAATGTTTACCGCATGCGAATACTCGCATACCGGCAGCCGGTTGCAAGCTTTTTTTAAAAGTTTAAGCGGCAGCGCGTAGGATCATATTGCCGTCGACAACGAAACCCGAATCATCATGCAGTGCTGGACCTTTGGCAGTAAGCCCAACGACGACGGGTCCGGCCATGACGTTATCTAAATCGGACAGATCACCATCAATTACGCGGCGGCCAAGGTATTCGCTCGGTATTGAATTTTTAAAAACTACGGCGATGGGTACGCCAGTAGGCAGCGCAGCGGCCACCTGTTTCTGATACTGCGGTCGGTCGCTATAACTAAACATCAAGCGATAGTTGGCGGGCGTTTTGCCAAGGCGGTACGGTTGCTTGGTGTAGTCATAGAAAAAAAGGTCGGGGAATTGCTGCGGGATGCCATGCTTTTCAAAAGGGATATCGGAAAGCACGTTAAGACGAACAACACCCTGCACGTTTTGCTTATCACAAAGCTTTTTAAAGTTTGCTAATTCTCGGGTGAGTTGGTCGAGGAATCCAGATTGGTCGGCGTGCCAGTAATCAGTCTTTGCTTGGCGGGCAATGTTGACGCTGTCATACACTGCCGCAAGTCCGGCTTCTTTCAGGCAAGCGTCCATACAGTTAGCGGCTTTACTACCAGCGCAGATGATATGGTCCGGCATCATGCTAAGGCTTGCCATTCGGACCGGCTTAGAAAAATGGCTGTTCGGCTTTTTCTGGGTTTTTTTAACTTTCGTGTTCGTCGCTCGGGTATCGAGTAGTTTCATCATTCGCATCCTTGTTTGTAGGTGTATGCGAATAGTCGCGTATATCTTCCTCTAGCGCAAGTCCAAGGGCTATCTTTCGATCCTGTATATAACGGGTCCATTTTTGATTATGGGCAGTGTAGCGGGCACGGATTTCGATCTGCTTTTGCTCGGCTTCGCGTTCCAAGGCGATAAATTCCTCATACTTGCGTTCTTTCCATTTTGCGATCCAATACAGCACGTCCAATTCCTATGCGATTTGTCGCACCCTAACAATACGCTTGCGCGCACTGTCAATCCCCAATCCCTTAATTCGCTTCCCTATATAGTACTTTTTCAGCAAAACAAAAAAGATAAAAAAAATTTTTCCGGAAAACTCCTATGCAGTTACGCGTTTTTTGGTTTAGCCCGTAACGGCTTGAATCACGGTGGTACACTGCCGGTACGGCTACAGGCCCCGTCCTATAAGGGATGTACCGCCGTACCGCCTGTACCGGCATTTTTGAAATTGTTTTTTCAAAAAATATTTTTCTGGGAAAAGTACTATATAAGAACGCGTTTTTTGCACCAAGCGCCGTGAACCGTGTTACGCGCCCTATTCCCCGTCTTCTCACTCGAACATATTCTTTTGCAAGTTGACGACTTTGTTGTCGCGAATCCCATACCGTCGAATGGTGTTGTGGACGGTGTTGGCATTGAGTCCGAGTTTTTTGGCGATATCCGTCCCTCGCATTTTGTTTTGGTGGAGGGACAAGATTTGCAGTCTCACGGCATCGGTGAGGGGTGCTGACGATTTTTTCGGTGGATCGCCTAGTATTGGGTTTGATCTGCCGCGAGGCAGTTTTTTGGCTTTGTCTTGTGCGCGGATCGCGGCTAGGAATTTGTCTGTCATTCCTCGCCCTCAATCACTTGGATGCATCGCTTGCAGTTGATGGATTGCACCTCGGCGGATGCAAAGTTCGCGTCGTGGTAAATCTCAATGCCGCACGCGGTTTTGTTTGACCCCGCACAGGCGTGAGTGTCTGAGAGCGGCGCAAAGGTATCTGTGCTCCAATCGTAAATGCGCCAATTGACTGACTCGATGTAACTCATGCTGCGCCCCGCCGCTTACGCGGCCTCCGTGACTAAGGCAATACACTTTTTGCATCGATCAGGGTTATCACTTAGCAGAAATTTTGCTATGGGGATCACTCTGTCGCTGCCATTGCCGCAGAGCGCGGCCACCCGCGTGAGCATCTGGGCGTGGAGTCGTTCGACACTGGTTTTGCCGCTTGGCTTTTTGAAGCTAAATCCGGTCATTGTCCGCCTCCTACTGGTTGTGCCACGCGTTCCGGTTAAAGAATGCGACGATCCCCTCTTTAGTGGCGGGGAAGTCGCAGGTATGTTTGTCGATCTCAACCCACGCCCCCGTTCGGTGTTGTTCGGCGATAAATTCTCTTCGTTCTTTCGCCGTAGCAAAGACCCATACGCCGTTTTCTCCGCCATCTTGGTCCGTGACCCGTGCTAAATATAATTTCATTCACTTTCTCCCTGTTTATTGGTCGATCCGCAAATCCAATTTATTTGGTTCGCGTATCGTGGTTTCGTGGATCGTAACAATTGCGTCGTGCCACATTTCCTCTTGTCGCATCTGGGCCTGTTCAGCCAGTTCTCTCGTTGGGTAAACGGCGACGATGATTGGATGCCCGCCAGCCAGCTTGTGAACCTTCGTGAGAACGTAGGCATTCGCCGTAATTTTATGCTGTTCCATTTTTTCCTCCGGGCCGCTTATGCGGCCTCTGCATTTTTCAGGATGTTGATTTTGGCTTGATGCAATGTTTCAAACCGTTTTGGTTCCGTGGCTTGGCGCTCACATAATGGGAAGGCCACCCAGCCTGCCCCAACTTTCTCAAAGCGCACCATCCAGAAATCCAAGCCTTCAAAATATCCGTTTGCCTTGACTTCATAGCCTTTGAACCAAG